GCTAATATTTCAGATCAAGATCTGGAAAACCAACTGAAACCGAAATTCGTAGTAAGAGGAAAGAGGCTTACGGACAAGCAGAAAAGATTCCTTGATCTTTGTACCCGTGAGGGGGTACAAGTAGTCTTCGTTGCAGGCCCAGCTGGTTCAACTAAAACGTATATGGCTGTCATGTCGGCATTGAGGTTGCTACAAAAAGATGAGAATCTTGATTTACTTTATGTCAGGACAGCTATAGAGAGTGCGGATAAAGGGCTTGGGGCACTCCCAGGTTCGCTTGAAGAGAAATTCAACCCATACATGGCTCCACTAGAGGATAAGTTGATAGAGCTACTACCCACAACGAATAGCTTAAAGGATGACCTGATTAAATCTGGCAGGGTCCAAGCGATGCCAATAAACTTCCTGAGAGGAGCGAGCTGGAATAATAAAATCGTAATTGCTGACGAGTGTCAGAACTTTTCATTCAAAGAGTTGGTTACCCTTATAACAAGAATAGGGGAGAACTCTAAGTTGTTTATATGCGGAGACCCAATGCAAAGTGATATTAATGGTAGAAGTGGGTTTAAGCCAATGTTTGATTTATTTAATGATGAAGAAAGTCGAGACAACGAAATACATACTTTTGTTTTCACCGAGAAGGATATCCTTAGGAGTGGAATTTTAAGATTTATAGTAAAGAAGCTCAAAACAATTTGATTTTAGTGTACCTATGAGTATGGAGTGGACTGAAATAATAGTAGCATTCATCGGTGCTACAGCTACAATAACATGCACGTTGCTAGGTAAACTAGTTATAGACAAAAGGAAGGCTGCTAAAAAAGATCCCATCATGCAGGATGTGGAAAATAATGATAATATAGAAATATGTCTTTCTTACATACTGGATCAAGTAGGAGCCGACAGGGCTTATATTATGCAGTTTCATAATGGAGGTTATTATGTGTCTGGGAAAAGCCAGCAGAAATTTAGTTGTTCTCACGAGATAAGTAGTCCAGGTATCAGTAGGGAATGTCACGATTCTCAAAATCATCTTATATCTAATTATCACAATTACATTGGCGATATAATGAAAAACCATGAATACTGCTATGAAGACACCGAGGACATTGAAGACCAGGCTTTTAAGAATGTCATCATGACAAAAGGAGTGCTTTCTATATACAATATACCTTTAAAAACACTAGAGGGTAAAATTATAGGCATACTGGGTCTCGATTTTGTAAAAAGTAAAGCTAGCCCAATATATAAATTTGCAAAAGATCCTAAATCATGCAAATCCCACAATGATATAAACCAATTCATGAGAAGGCAGGCAAGAATTTTATCTGCATATTTAATTTGAATTGATTTTTTTATAATATTTTATTATTATAAGCCATGAGGTCAATATTTTGTACAAATTGTGGAACGAAGATGGAGTACTCTTCAGAGAAGCCTAAGTTTTGTAGTTCATGTGGTGAGTCTATGTCGGCGAGCTCTGTGGGTTCAATCTCCAGTTCAAAAACGAGAAGCCCCAGCAGGAAGAAGCCAGCTGCTATAAGTGAAGTAGGAGAAGATTCTACTGATGCTACTGAAGTTCCGCATTTAACAAATTTTGAATATGATATAGATGTACCTCAGAACAATATATTTAATCTAGGCAATATATTGCATGAGCGGCGAGAAGAAAAATAGCAGCATATATGAAGACTTCTCTGATGTAATTGATTCCGAACTAGCAAAGCGAAGAAACAATTGGTTTCTGAACTCTGTTTCGTGGATTGATTTTGATGATGTAAGCCAAATAATTAGGGCTCATATACATAGAAAGTGGAGTCAGTGGGATCAGTCTCGACCCATAAAACCTTGGTTGAACAAAATCATATCCAATCAATTTAAAAACATTCTAAGAAACAACTATAGCAATTATGCTCGGCCATGCCTGAATTGCCCCTTTGCTATGGAAACCTCAGAAAATCAATGTATGTTTACTCGCAGCGGCTCGCAAGACAGCAGCTGCCCTTTGTACAGGAAATGGGAAAAGACTAAAAAACAAGCCTACAATGTAAAAATTACCTTATCCATAGATAATCATTTACATGAAGTTGAGAAAACTTATACTGAATCAGATCAAGATATAGAGCAATCCATAAAAAAATTAGTTTCTGAGCTTAAGAAAGTTTTAAACAAGAGGCAGTGGCAAGCTTTCGATTTACTTTTTGTAAAAAATCTATCCGACGAAGAAGCTGCTAAGGAAATGGGGTTCAAGAGTAGTGAGTCAGGGAGAAAAGCTGGTTATAAGCAGATAAAAAACCTAAAAAACATCCTAAAAGATAAGGCTGAGAAAATTCTCAACGACAAAGGGATAGTATTTTTAAACGGAGATAACGATGAAACTAACAGATCAGCAGAAGAATAAATTACTCGAAAATTTCAACAGCACACCAAATCTAACTCAACTAACAAGATTGGTCTTTGAGGACGAAGCTTTAGACGGAAGAACAAAAGAGGGTAGAGCTGTTAGGGATTTTCTTGCCAGCAGGAGCTTGGACTATGAAACTACTGCATGGGAGAAGGTTAAGGATGTTGACCTATCAGAAAGAGAAATTGATTTCATAAAGGTGCAGGCAGAAAACGGACTAAGCGCTTTCCAGATATCTGAAATATTATATCCAGATATAAATGTAAAGAGATTGTCAAAGCATCACTTGGCCGTATTAGAGTTCTTGAAAGAATATGAGCCTAATTTCGTGCATGAAAGTGAGTCTGCAATAAACCAGGAATATAAACCACCTAAGACTGTCACGGTGTCTATAGAAAAAATAAATAGATATTGCCATCTAGGACATAAAGAAGGTACAATGAATCATGACGACTTAGAATGTGCGAAGCAGTTAGTGAAGAATTTGTCTGCCCCTAGGTTAATACAAGTTATAAATAATTATAGCAGTAAGAAGGATAGAGAATTATTCGAGGCTGAATTTGTAAGAGCTATATGGGACAAGCCAGATCTTACCAGCGACGAAGTAAACCTATATATCAATGTATGTGTTGATTATATTAATTTAAAAAATATTTCATCACATATAGAGAAATTAAATATAATGTTTAATGAAGTTGAGGATCAACAGGATATGACTGTCAGGCTGGCAGAAGTACTTAAATCCAAAACAGATGAATACGATAAATGTGAGAAAAGAATGGAGTCTTTAATTAAAAAACTCAACGGTGATAGGGCTGAGAGACTCAAGAATAGATTCAAGGAAAATGCAAGTATACTGACACTAGTTAGAAACTTTCAAATAGAAGAACAAAGAAACCATATGGTAGAAATAGCAGAAATGCAGAAAAAATTAGTTGAAGAAGAGGTCGACAGATTAGATAATATGGAAAGCTGGAAGGCCAGAGTTTTAGGAATATCAAAAAAGGATGCAATATGAAGAAAATTGAATTATTAATCGGCGATCATGAATATGAATTGATTGAGAAGATCTTTGAAAAAGAACCCGACTTCAGTCCAGTCACTGAGACTGATCAAGTTATTATTAAAGCCCTTAGCGCTATCATTAGCCCTAGGAACTTGGCAGAAGAGAATGTCGGTGGCAAAGAAGTCACCACTACATCTTACCAGAAAGTCCAAGAACCCGAAGACAAGACTATTGATGGAAGCACCCATATCGAGAGTTTATGACATTAGGTCTATATGTCTACGAGCTAGACAACATAAGAGTTATAGATGGAGATACAGTAGAGGCAGATATAGATCTAGGTTTCCACATAACAGTAAGAAAGACAATAAGACTATATGGAATAAATACTCCAGAGGTTAGATTACAAAGTAAAATTAAAAATCTAGAAGATCGTAAAAATGAGAAAAGTTTGGGGCTATCTGCTAAGGCTCGCGTTAGCGAGATCTGCAGTACAAGCAATATATATCTCGAAAGCGTTACAATAGGCAAGTACGGGCGGGTGGTAGGTAATCTATATTACATTGAAGACGATATGGGTATTGAAGAAGATTTTGTTTCTATTAATGATTTGCTTGTTAGTGAAGGGTATGCTCAAGTTTATAATAAATAATTATTTGTTTTATTTTTATGAGCGTAGAATGCAAAGTATGTGGACAGTCGTTCAAGAACGACAAGGGCCTTCATATGCATATATCTAAAATTCATAAAATTACATTAGCTGAATATTATGTTAATTTTTATCAGCGTAAAGATTTGCATAATGGTGCCCTTTTGCCATTTACCAATAAACAAGATTATTTTATAATTAATTTTTTAAATAATGATAATTTAATTTCATGGTCAAGCTACGCTGACCCAGTCGAAGTAAAGAAATATTTACTCGAACGATTGTCTTACAGGATTGAGAGTAAAAAATTGCAATATGCTCCATGTCACACTGAGATTGCTCTGAACGAACTTCCGAGCATTGATTTATATAAAAAGTTCTTTGGGTCCTATTCTAAGGCTTGTGAGGAACTAAAAATAATGCCATTATTTGGCAGAAATATAATGAAAGATTTTTTTAAGAAAGATGATTTTTTTAAGAGTTTGAAAATACTAATCGACACCAGGGAGCAGCAACCCTTAGAGTTTAATAAGTCAATGACCATGAAGCTTGACTTTGGGGATTATACCCTAGGGGCTCCCCATTATGATTATACATACGTAGATAGAAAAAGCGAGACAGACTTTAAGGGCACATTCTCTTCGGGCTTAGATAGATTCAAAAGAGAACTAGACAGGGCTAAAAACTTCTCATCCTATGTCTTTGTTGTAGTTGAGTCAACAATAGAAAACATTATCAAAAACAACTTGAATAGTCCCTACAAATCAAACTTATCATACGTTTGGCATAATGTCAGGGAGATTTGCCACGAATACAGGGGGGTGTGTCAATTCGTATTTACGGGAGGAAGAAGACAGTCGGAAGAAATTATACCTAAAATCTTATTCCATGGAAAAAAGCTTTGGGATATTGATTTACAATACTTTATAGATAAAAAATGACTTGGGAAACAGGAAGCCAAAACTACCACAACGAGTTTGATAATGTCAATGATGAATTAAAAAAAATCAAAGGATACTTGGATGAGGACGAGGCCAAGTATCATTTGTATAAATTTCTCAGAGCTAATGTGACTTTTGCTACTGATTTGATTTCTGGAGTACAGTTATTCCCTTTTCAGCATTTAGCTATCAAGGCGATGCTGGAAGCTGATTACTTCCTAGGTATATGGAGTCGTGGTATGTCTAAATCTTTCAGTACAGCTATATATGCATATCTTGATGCTATGTTCAATCAAGGGATTCAGATAGGCATTATGGCCGCAACATTTAGGCAGTCAAAAATGATATTTGAAAAAATAGAGGATATAGCTAAAAAACCTGAAGCCGAGTTCCTGTCTCAATGTATCACTAAAAAATCCAAAAAGAATGACCAGTGGACTCTTGAAATAGGGGACTCTAAAATAATTGCTTTACCATTAGGTGATGGGTCAAAACTTCGTGGGTTTAGGTTTCACAGAATAATTATAGATGAGTTCTTGCTGATGCCTGAGCACATTTACAACGAAGTTATACTTCCATTTCTTAGTGTGGTGCAGAACCCTACTGAAAGGGAAAACTATACAAAAATAGAAGATAAACTTATTGCGAAGGGAGAGATGAGAGAAGAGGATAGGAAAAGATGGCCAAACAATAAATTAATAGCCTTATCTTCTGCGAGCTATAAGTTTGAATATTTGTATAAGGTTTACGAAACTTTTGAAGATCTAATACTTAATGGTAGGGATGAAATGAATAAAGACCTATCAAATAGGTGCATTATGCATTTTAGTTATGATGTAGCACCTAAAGCCCTGTACGATCAAAATTTGATTAATCAGTCTAAGCAAACAATGAGTCAATCTCAGTTTGACAGAGAGTTTGGAGCCATCTTTACAGATGATAGTTCTGGTTTCTTTAAGACATCTACCATGAAAACCTGTACGGTTAAAGATGGAGAGGACCCGTCTACTGAGATAGCTGGAGACAGGGATTCAAAATACCTATTGGCATTTGACCCTAGTTGGGCAGAAAGTGAAAGCTCTGACGACTTTGCAATGCATGTCTTAAAATTAAATGATAATACGAAAACAGGAACCCTGGTGCATAGTTATGCTGTACCTGGATTGAAAATGAAAGAGCATATAAATTACTTTCATTATATACTTGAAAACTTTAATATAGTTGCTATAGTGGGCGACTACGGAGGAGGTGTCCAGTTTATTCAAGCCTTGAATGCCAGTGAGCTGTCCAGCAAGAAAAAGATAGAGATAAAAGAAATCACAACAAACTTAGACGACTCAGAGAACTATCAAGAATCCCTTAGGGAAGCAAAGACCCAATACGATTTAAAAGACAACAGGATTTGCATATTGAGGAAGCCTACCGCTGACTGGATAAGGAAAGCAAACGAATTGTTACAAGCAAATTTTGATCATAAGAAAATATGGTTTGCCTCAAGACCTCTAGACAAAGCTTACAA